ATAAAATTACCATCAATTCCAGCTCTATCTGTTAAACTATCAAAATACCAAAAACTACCTGTAGGTGACCAAAATGTATTGGCTGGGTTATTTAAACTACCTGATTCATTAGGGTCTGCTAAATTATAAGCAAAAGAAGATCCTGTTACATAACAATTAGGATCCGCCGGATCAATTGATAAGTTTAAACCATCTGTTACTATTGTTGGTCCTATACTCATAATCCAAATCTTCTTTTAAATGCATTATAATTTTGTTCTATTTCCTCTTGGGTTAAAACTCTATTATAAACATGTCCAATTCCTCCTTTACAATCAGTATAATAAGGTCCATATTGGTCACCCCAAAATTGGAAATCAGTTGTAAAAGTATTTGCGGCACCGGATTTAGCCGTTGTATTAGCTGTTGTTAAAGTACCATCTTTAAAACCATAAAGTCGGGTATTAGTTCCATCATAAGTTCCAACAGCATAAATCCATTTTCCCGTTTCAACATAAGAACCAATAGTAGTAGAATTACATGTAGTTGTATCGTTGTAAAATTTTAAACTAGTATTATCCGCTACTAAACCTAAATTTTTAGTACAACTATAGTTTAAAGTACCAATTAAACCTCTTAAAGAAGCTAATGCATCCATTTTAAACCAAACACCTAAAGAAAAATTAGTTTGGCCTTGAATAAGATCTATAGCCGTATCTGCAAAATCACCTACATAATCATTACTACCATCAAAATCAAAAGTACCATGATCATTAGAAGTAAAACTAGGTGAACCATAAATTTCCCCATCTAAATTACCTGATAGGTCAAATAAAACATCTCCACTGCCTGGATAAGATCTTTTATCAGCTGTATCTAAAGCTAAAGCTAATCCCTTAGTTACTAATTTTGGTCCTGCTGATCCTCCCATTATAATCCGAATCTATTTTTTATACCATTAAAATTTTGTTTTACTTCTGCGGCCGTTAACTCTCTACTATACATTCTACCTAAATAAAAATCTCCTTCTCCATTTTTACCATTTCCACCAGGTACCGCACGAGGATAAAAAACAGCCCAAAAAGTATCCTGAAATGAACCACCTGCACCCGCAGTAGTATCTGATGAACTTTGAAATTCACCATTTACATATAATTTTTGAATTGTAGGTGTATAGGAAAAAGTTGTACAATAAATTCTATTAGCATCAATGTCATAAGCATCAGTAATTTGAGATACACCTCTTGAACCCGCATAAATAGATAATTGTCCATTAGATGCTGCTCTTCTTAAACCTAGACCTACTGCACCTGAGGTTGACCCTCTACCAAGTAATGTGACATTAGTATCATAATTAACTCCATCTATAACTAAGGTTTCAATAGAAGTTAAACTAAAAACTGCCATAACAGTAAAACTATCAGTAGGAGTATATTCTAACATTGTTGTGTCCGCTACTTTAGCGTTATCATCAGTACCATCAAATGAAGCTTTTCCATTACTTATAGAAGCTCCATTTTGAAGTGTAACATCATTATTGTTACCTGTTAAATCAAATAAAGTTGTACCACTACCTGGGTATGATTTGACTGCGTCACAATCTACAGCCATAACTAAATCTTTAGTTACTATATTTGGTCCTCTTGCAATGCCCATTATTAATTATTTAAATCATTACTACCTGAGTACATCCAAGCACTTCCAGTTAATATATTTAAAATTTCATCGTATGTGTAGGGTCCTTCTTTAGTTGTTAAATTAGAAACTGTTGGAGGCATATCTCCTATATACTTAACAAAAGTTTGAGATCCCGAATAATTTAAACGTAAAGTATCTAAGCTAGTTTCTTGTACTTGATGAAAATTGATTGATGAAGTTTCACTAGTATCAAAGATAACCCATCTATAATTATCCCACATAATAAATTATTTTATTATAAATATTATATACTTCTCTTTACTGTTGTAGGGAATGATGTAGTAGCAGGTTTATGTTTAGGGTTTTCTAGATCAAATATTTGTTTTACAGATTTAAATATATTAAGGTTTTCTTCTTGGGATCTAGTAGATTCGTAAATTTCCCACCCTTTACCTTTTAATTTTTTACCTGATTTGTCTTGTCCTCTTGATTTAGATTTCAACCACATTACACCTATTCTTTCAGCTGTTTTACCAAAACATTCCTCATACATTTTAGCGTATATAGCTGATTGTAAATCGTATGTAGTTTGTAAATGATTTGATGTTTTAAAATCAATAATCCAAAGTACACCATCTATTTCACAAATTAAATCACAAGTACCTGCAACTTTTAATTCATCACTAAATAAATGTACCTCAGTTTCAATTAAGGTTGGTTGATAAGTTTCCCAAAAATCTACAAATTTTAAAAACATTTGCCAAACATGAGGATCCATTTTAGGGTAACCATGTTCGTTTAAATAATTAAGTTCTTTACCTTTAAAATATTTTTCAATCATAAGATGAACAGCATTACCTTCTTCACTTGCTTTTTTTACAATCCAGTCAGCACTATACCCTACCTTTTTTAACCAATCTTCAAAATGCTTACCCTTAGGATAACTCTGTAAGACATAAGTAACAGAGGGATAATATTGTCCATTTCTTCTATAATATCTAGAATCTGGTAAGGTAATTTGTTTATGGTCGTCTGATAATTCTATTATCCTATCATATGTTTTTTTAATCATATCGCTAGTTTCTTTTCCATTAAATTACTATAGGTTAATGGTTGTGTTTTTTGTATAAGTTTAGTAAAACTACTAAATCCCATTTCACTAGGATCCTTATCTTGTAAATCTACAAGATAGACTTCTTTACCTTCTGCCATTAACATTTCGCAGAATTTTAAAGCTTGTTTAATTGCATCCCTATCTAACGCAATATAAATTTTATTTACTAATGAAGTAACTAATTTCTTCATTAAATTATTTTGAATATTTTTACCTAATAATGGAATAGCATTTCTTTTAATAGCTATTGCATCAAATAATCCTTCACATAATATTACAGGTACATTCCAATTAACTAAATGTTCATTTGGTATTATGTCTCTGGATACTGAAGGGTTTCTATATTTTACATATGGTTCTTTTTCAAATGATCTAGCAGTAAAGTAATTTAAATTACCTCCTTCATCATAAGTTGGTATAATAATCATATTAGCATATAAACCATTTTTACAAAATCCAATATTATATTTTATTATATCGTGTTTACTTATATTTCTTCTTTTTAAATATGCTAACGCGTGCTTAGCAGTAATATCGCTGTTATTAACAGTAGAAAGGTCAATAAATTCAGAAGGTAATGATATAGTATTATGTACTACTTTAAATTTAGTAGTTTTAGACGATTTAACTAAAGATTGTAATTCAGTTAATTTACTTGCGGATGCTTTTACTTTTTTAAATAATTGGTATACAGTTGTACCTCTAACACCACACACCCAACAATGCCATGGATTTTTACCCTCTTTATTTTCCGTTAAATTTACTTCTAATTTAGGTTTATGATGATTACAAAATGGACAATTATAAGCATAATTATTCCTTGCAGTAGGTTTTCCTGAACCTAAAACAGAGTTCACCAATGTAACCAATAATTGATTAACCATAAACGACAATATACATTAAATATTATTAATTTCCAAGGGATCCTTAAATTCTATATCTTCAAAATCTTTAGTATAAAATTTACCTAAAATATTATCATTAAAAAACTCATCAGGTTTTTCTAATACCTGATATATCATTTGATATTTAGTTTCAAAATAAGTTAATAATTTTTTACTTGGTAATATTTTTAATATTTCTCTCTTAAAGTCTTTTACTTTGCTTTCAGCAAGTAATTGTTTTAATTCTTTTTGCGAACCATAGTAAGTAAGCCAATCAGACTCTTTAACAGCTAATTTATATGCTGGTCTTCTTCCTACTACATTAGTTAATTTTGCTAGTTCTTTTTTACCTAGTTTTACTTTTTTAGAAAAATAAAGAACTTTCTTTCCAATGTAGCTTTTCCCTGATGGTATATGTTTTATAATGTAAACAAAGCCAAATGAATTAGGGGGAAAATCTGATATATCTTTAATTGTTTCGCCTTGATAGGTCCAACTCATAATTTTTTATTTAAGTTAAATATAATTAAGACACTTATAGAAAACAAGCAATTTTACCTATCTATATTAACTAAGATAGTTGTGTCAGTTGTTGGTGATGATTGAAGGGGTTTAGCTAATTTACCAACTGCTAATAAATTAAAATCATTATCATATAACCCAACTGAAGTGATATAAGGGCTAAAATAAGAACTAGTTGCAAAATCTAAAGGTTTTCCTATTGAAGCTGTATTAACATAATCTATATCACTGCCAGAAAATTGTGTTGGTATTTGACTACCAGTTATAATACTTGGGTTAAGTGAATAGTTATATTCATCTTCAAAAACCGTAATTTGATATTGTGTTTCATAAATTTTTATAGAACTTGAAAATGACATTGTAACATTAGAAGATGTAACAAATCCCAATGTATTAATTGTATCTCCATCAATTGTATCTCCAAAAATAGTAATAATACCATGATCATAGATTATATTACCATTCATGTATTCATAAGTACTACTACCAGCGGGTGCAAATTTAAGTCTTCCTTCTCCATCATCAATAATTGAACCACTATTTCCAACATCTAAAATAAATGATTCGGGTTGTATATAATCTCCATAAAGTTTTGAAGGTATTGAAACAACACCAACCTCAGCAGATGCTGTTTCTGCGCTTGCAGTTACTATAAATCTATTGGGCCATAATGTTGTTTGTGAATAATCATAGTAATTAGTAGACTGTTTATTACCAATGCTAACATTACCTAATTCATTTGCACCTATAACAATACTAGCAGAAGTAGCGGCACCAACAAAGCCTGCACTACCCGAAATATAATTAGCGTAATAAAGTTGTTTTACTGAATTATAAACTAGAACCTCTGGGATTTGTTGTCCTGTTATATTACCTGTTAATGATTGAGAAACTAAATAATTACCTGATTTACCTAAAAACCTATCAATGCCGACATCATTATTTATTAATCCTGAGCCAGAAAAAGTAAAATTTTTATTTACCTCCAGTGGAGATACTATAATATCTTGCGAATTTAGTTGTTTGAAAGCGCTCATTCATCTTAGAAATCTAATTTAACTCTAATAAGTGCTTCTTTCGTAAAATCTTTTTGTATTGGTTTGGATAATTTTGCAACAGCTAATAAATCATTTGAATCATTATACATTCCTACTGTAGTTGGATATACTGTTGGATTATCAATAAAGTAAGTATAAATTACTTCACCTGTAGATCCCGAAATAAAGCTAGGATTTTCTGAATAATTGAATTCACTGTTTCTTGCTCTAACAAAAACAAAATCCGATGTTATTGTTTCTTGTGAATTTAATTTAAACACATTGCCACTACTATCTCCAACAGACCCTGAAATATGTAAATATAATTTTTCTGGGTTATTTCCTGCTGTATTAGCAGTTTGGTTAGTTCCAATATTAATACCACCACCATCATCTGTTCCTGTTGAACCTGGAGATGAGTTATCATCTAAAGCTGCAGCATTTAATAAAATAGTTGAAATATCTGGTAGGAATAAACCATAAGAACCACTATATGAATAACCATTACCATTCCAAGCAGTTCCATCAGAACCACTAATTATTTGATAAGCTCTTTGAGTACCATAATAAATTGGTAAAGTTACTTCACCTGAGTTATCAGTTAAATGAATAGCATTATAAGTAGCTGTTGTGTTAGAACTTGATAAAACTAAATTTAAAGAACCTGGTAGTAATGATTCTTTGTATCTGGCTCTTTCTACACTTATAACATAAAAGTCATTATTGTTTCCACTACCAGTAGCTGAAGCACCAAAAACAAAGTTTGAGTTTTCGTCTTCTAGTACTAATGTTCTATATTGTCCATAAATAGTTGATGTTGGTGAAACATTAGGTACGGCTGAGTCAAAATCAACCCCACCTGCTCCTACTTTATTACCATATGCTATTTGATATTGAACAATAGCTTGATCTGATGATGAAGCTGTTTGATATACACTTAAATAATAAGGTCCTGAAGCTCCTTCAGCTTGAGTTGAAGAAGTAAATGCAACATTTAGTGAAGGATTATTATTACTCCATACTGTTGATGTTACAGAATCTGAACTTACTACAAAATCTTCTGGATCGAATGTTTTAAATCCCATAATCTTAAGTTGTTAATGATTGTTTAGTAATAGTAACTGGTACTGTTATTCTTGCTCCACTATCTAATCCAACAACAGTTAGTGTTGTTCTTAACTGAGAATTAGATCCAAATAAAGTATTAACCGTTGTTGCAGTTAAATTAAATTGAGTACCAATAACCGTTTTAGAAACACTTGTACCAATAGTTTGAGTAGCAGTTTCATTAGCCGAAATTGCTGCATCAGTTTGTATGCCTTGACCTGTAAAAGTACTCATTAATCTAACATCACCAATAGTAGCACTATATCCTGATGTTTCAAAAGTTTGTTCATTTCCTAGGTAATTTAAGGTTTGAGGTGTAATTGCTAATTGTGCACCTTGTTTTAATGTTATAGCTGCATAACCAAGATCAAGTACAGGTAATTTAGCTGTACCTCTAGGTAATGTAGTTAACTTATATTTCATTATTTGAAGCTCATTAGGAAATGCTTCTAATAGAGGCATGTTATCAATAGCTTCACCGTAATATGCAGAACCTGATGGGTGGTTTGGATTATATAAAGTATAATCAATTTCATCATCTGCAAGAGCAAATTGTGTTATTTGAAATGAACCGTCGTTACGGGCTAGCAATTCTCTTCCTTTAGTTGTTAGAATAGCATCAACGGTTATTACTGCGTTATTTAAATATCCCATTTTTGTTTTTTTATATAAATATTATTATATGTTATAAATATATCACTTTTTTAAGGTTCTATCACTCCTTGACTAATTAGATCAGTTACTATTTTTGAAGCACTAACACTTATAAATTCAGTTGGAAAATCAGGATATAAAATACCCGATGTTATAACTTCACCTGATGATGAATTATCAACTGTAATTAAATTAGCATAAGGAAAATCACCATCAATAAATACTGTATTAGCATTTACTATAGGTCTTCTTACTAAGAAAAAGTCCTTATTAACACTAGTAGGTACCTCACCATCTAATTCTAGTTTTACTCTTCCTACTCTTTCACCCCCAGGATTACTCACTATATTTTCAGATGGATCAGTTACTTTAATAATGTTATAAGTATAATTTTCATTATTTACAAATCTAATTTGATCTCCAGCTTGAATTTCTAAAGGATAAATTATATTATCAAATCTAGTACCTACTGGTTCGCTTCCACCTTCAAAATATTGTGAAGCA